TCAGCAGCGGCTTTATCTGCTTTAATTTTGGCGGCTTTATCAGCAGCAATCTTGTCGGCAGCAGCTTTATCTGCTTTAATTTTGGCGGCTTTATCAGCAGCAATCTTGTCGGCAGCAGCTTTATCGGCAATAATTTTATCAGCGGCGGCTTTATCGGCTTTAGCTTTATCAGCGGCAACTCTAGCCCTTTCAGCGCGATCCATGCCTTCACGTTCATCAATTAGTGCTTGCCTATCGGCTTTAGCTTTGGCAGCGGCGGCATCGGCATCGGCCTTAATTTTAGCAGCGGCTTTGGCAGCAACAACGGCATCGGCTCTGGCTTTAGCGGCGGCGGCATCAGATTTAACTTTATCAGCAGCGGCTTTATCAGCAGCAAGTTTAGCGGCAACAACGGCATCGGCTCTGGCTTTAGCGGCGGCATCGGCTATTCTTTTAGCGTCGGCGTCGGCTTTAGCTTTAGCAGCGGCAGCGGCGTCGGCTTTAGCTTTAGCAGCGGCAGCGGCATCGGCGCTAGCTTTGGCGGCAGCGGCGGCATCGGACTTAACTTTAGCGGCGGCAGCAGCATCGGCTCTAGCTTTGGCGGCGGCGGCATCTTCCCTAGCTTTAGCAGCGGCTTTATCGGCAATAATTTTATCAGCGGCGGCTTTATCGGCAATAATTTTATCGGCAGCAGCTTTATCGGCAATAATTTTATCGGCAGCAGCTTTATCGGCGGCGGCTTTAGCAGCGGCGGCGGCATCTTCCCTAGCTTTTAACTTAGCCGGTATACCGTCTCGTATTTCTTCTGATCTTGGCACGCGTTTACCCCCTTAGTTCGCTATTAAGACGCCTACGTAATTTCGAGAATGCTAGACACGACGTGCAATCTATTAGCCGTAACTGCAGTTACCGTTAGTACCTCAGTAGCCTGTACAACCAAAGGTTCAGACAGTAACTCTACCGTAAGACTAGCTCCAATTACTGCGCCGCTAAACAGCGTATATACATTTACACCGCTTGTTATTGTAACCTCGACCGCATCTGCTGTAGCCGTTATCGCGGCCACTAATATAGACTTTACGATAGCCGTTGTAGCAGGGGGGCAGGTGTAGAGCGTAGTTGCGGCCGTTGTAGTGAGAGCTACTTTTGCGTTTACATAATTATTTGCCATTAGCTCATGTACCATCCCATTGCTTCTGCTCTGTTTGCGTCAGTGTTATCTCGCAGTGCGTTGTCGAGCTGGTTAAAATAGATACGCAATATTTTATTGAAGTCTTCAAACGACTTAGCATCGTACATTTTAGGGGGGTACGGTAACGCTGGCGCACGGAACGGTACGTTGTACCTAGTATTGTCCCCTGCCATTATCGTCTCCCGTCTGAACGCATGTCTATGCGAGGAGTACCTAACTGCCAAGTAACCCCAATTTCGCTAGATTCTATCTTTATAGCTAGCTGTCGTCCACGTACTCTAGTGAATATCTGCCCTGTAAACTGTTCTACAGGCAACGTAGCGGTTCGCGTTATCCCTGCGCTATTAGCGCCCCCTACAGAAGCGGGATTGTTATACCCAGAACCAGAATTCTGCATTGGCAGTAGGGTCATAACAGCGCTAGGGTTACCTACTTCAGAGCCATCAAACGTTATATCAGGTAGTATACGCCAAATAAACGCAAACTGGTGCCCATCCTCTAGGTCAAACTGTGCGGAAGACACATACGCAGGTATAGCCACTGTGGTAGCCGTTTCGTTGTCGTCAACCCCCTGCTCATGGTTGACTAAGTTGTTACTGTATGTAGCGCCTAATGGGTGTGATCTTAGCCCAGAGTCAAGCCACGCGGTACGGTTCATAGTGCCGTAGTACCATACCTGCTCTATGTAGTTATATACTACGTACCTGTCTGATACGGTAGAATCTTTAGAACAATACCACCACCAAATCTCGTGGTAGGACTCGTTTGTACCAGCGAATACTTGCTCGTATTGTTCTTCGTTAAAGTCATTAAATACGAACTTACGGAGGTCACAGGGTAAGGATTGCGCCCGCCCGTCGTACATATAGAACTTGTCTCTACCCATCCAGTAGGCTACCCCATTAGCGTACGCTACCGCATTTTGAGAGGCTATAGATATATTGTCCCCCACGAGCTGGGCAGTCCACACAGCGGGAGCACCAACGTATTGCAGGGCGTATAGTGCAGAATCCGACCACACTAGTACTTCTTGGCGGGCTTGTTTAGCGGTTATGATTTGAGTTCCGTTGGACAGCACTAAGTCGCCCGATTGGTTGGTAGCAGAAGGTAGCCAATTAGTAGCATCTTCTTGGTCTGACCACCGTACTAGCATAGGATTGACAGTAGCAGAAGCAAGCTCATTAGCCCCAAAAGCAAAGACAAACCTACTAATATCCGATACTAGTATTAGTTTCTGGGACGTGGGTACTTCTGTACCTGCTAAGAGTACCGCCCTTGTGCCTAGCCCCAACGTAGCGTCCCATAAGTATATAGCCCCATTACGGGGCCCAAAAATCAAATCTTCCCCAAAGTTAGCTTGGCTCCACACGCGGATAGCATCAGTAGAGGTAACACCAACACCCCACGTACCGGAACTCCAGCCACCCGCTCCCCAACCTACTAAAGGAACAACGAACGCGGGGCCGGTGTTTATTTGATACGCTGCGGTTACTGTACCCCCACCAGTAGCACTTGACCCTGCGTTAGTGCCGGCATCTATGGTGTAAACGTTGGGTGTAACAGTTTCAACCAGTTGGTATTCCGCATTAAGTGTTAAACCCCCTACGGCACTTGCACCGCTAAAGGTAACAAAATCTCCGTCAGTGTACCCTCCACTTGCGTCTGTAACTTCTACTATGGGTGACCCGCTAGTGGTCTCAAAAGGGTTAGTTAGTACTACAGTTGCCCGTAACGGCGTTATGTCGTTGTATGCCCCACCATTCTCTATGTAGAACTTTAGGTTAGTCCCCACACCGATTAAATTCTGACTGCCAAGGGTTACCCAGTTCCATAGAGAACGGCACACACCCAGAAAAGTAGTAGCTGATATACGCTGCCACCCACCTATCTTTTCAGGCGTACCTTGGCGAAACCTTATTTTATCGCAGTCGTACCAACCACCTTCACTAGTATAGCGAGTGTTTTCTCGGTTTATTCCTGCCTTTAATTGTAGTTTTTTAAGCGGCATATATTACCTACTAGTCTTTTGGGTCAATCAAGAGCGCCGTTTCTTATGATAAGTTCTTCTTCTGTTTTGTCAGCAGTCATCAGGTAAAAGTTTTCAATCGCTTTTCGGCTATTTGATACGCCCTGTAACTGAGGGAATAGGCCCATACCGAGACCGATGCAACCAATAACGTCAGCGCTAGTATTGGCAACATGAATGAGTATGTGGCTACGGCCAGTAACGTTCGCAACTTCCCATGTATTTGCTCCGAATCTCGGGGAATCAACACGGACAAGTTTGTAGTAACCTGTCGGGATGCAGCTAATATTTTGTTGATTGTCAGCCCACGGTTTCTCAACGGTATAAAAATGCTCATCATTGTAGGTTAGCCTCCCGACTGTACGGTCTTTGAATGACCCAAACCTGATTAACTCAATCATTTTGTCCGATGTACTCCCTTTGTTTTTTCCAACGTCCTAAGCCCACCAAGCCCTAAAAGCCCAAGTAAAACCGGCATCATGGTGTCGAGCGGCACGAGCGGTATAACTACATGGACATCTAGCAGGGCTAAAACAAAGTTTGCAAACGGCGTGACAATAAAATTACCTGCCATACCCAGTACGCATACCCACCCCGTAGCCGGTCGCCAACCCGACACAAAAAGGGAGCTACTAGCTGCTTCCACCTTATTCACTTCTAGCTGGGCTAACGCACTTTCTTGCGCATACTTCTGTGACATTGTTGCAATTTCGTGCGCCAAAGCACTCTTTTGGTCTTTATCTTCAATAAACTTGTCTAGCAGCCCGGTGACTGGCCCTACTAAATCGGCGAAGATACTCACGTTACTTCTTACCCAGCATTTTTTGCACAGTGTCAGATTCGTAAATCCGTAAGGCCATCCAAATGATAGTGAAAAGACTAGCTATCGGAGGAAGCCATGCCCCCAGCGTTAGAACTGCTGTCGATGCTGCTACTACGTCCACCGCATCTTTTCCATTATTACCCATCTGAACATCCTATGTAGTAGCACCGCTTTCTGTGATAAAAGTAAAAAAAGCAACGATCATAGCTATCGAGATCATTGCGCCGACACCTAGTATAGCAGCATCTACTATGTTCTGCTTCAACCGCATTTTAGCGTAAAGCTCCTGTTCCCTAGCTGCCCTTATGTCCCGCCGCATTTGGATCATCTCCTTGTAAGATTCTATCCCAAAACGCATCACGATCATCGACCGAAGTTCCCGCTCATGTTCCAGTAACTTCTTTTTGGCAATTATCTGATTAAGTGCCTCAGTCACGCTCAATCCTTACTATTCCATAGGTCAAAAAGCACCCTTACTTTATCCTTGATTGTCTCAATGTCAGAATGCATTTTTGCAAGAACTATGACCAATGTGACAAAGCCGACAGCAACGGGCCAAACGCTATTTATAAAGTCCAATGCTGTCATAACCTTTGCCCACAATCATAAATATAGTTATTCGGCCAGTGCAGCCATGACCTCGATCATGTTACCAAGGTACGCCAGCAGCAGTAACAGGGTTGATCTGCAAATCAATGTTAGCCTGTAAACTAGTTTCAGTAGCGTCTTTGTCAACGCCGCCAGCCCAAATCCAACCAAGCACCTCGTCCTGAGTTAAGTCAGCATAAGGGACGTAGCCCGATGCCGTTGGGTCAGGACTAAAGCCGCAAGTGCCGTAAGAACTTGAGCTGTACGTTACTTCATCATCGCCAGTACCCTCAGTCTGAGCGGCGTTACACCGCCAGTGGGC